ACCGAGGTTGGACTATATAATTCAGAGTTACGATACTGCGTATAGTAGAAAAGAGACTGCTGACTATAGTGCGATAACGACATGGGGTGTTTTTGAGCCGAGGGAGAATGGCGATCAGCATTTAATAATGTTAGACGCACAAAAAGGTCGGTGGAGTTTTCCAGAGTTGAAAGAGATTGCGATAGATCAGAATGAATATTGGGAACCTGATGTAATGTTGATTGAAGCAAAAGCGAGTGGACAACCTTTGGCAGATGAACTAAGGTTATTAAATCTACCTGTTTCCACATTTAGTCCTGGTAGACGAAAAGGTGGTGGGGGTATGGATAAGACGATGAGGATGCACATTGTATCTCCTATTTTCGAATCGGGAAA